GATAACTGGTGGCTCTGGGATCGGAAAATCTTTATTAACAAAAGAGATTGCTTATAAACTTATTCAAGAAAATGTTAAAGTTGGAATTATTTCTTTAGAAGAAAGTATTAAAAGAACTTGTGAGGGTTTAATAGGATTACACCTAAACAAACCTATTCATATAGATCGAGAAGGTGTTACTGAAGCACAGTTGAAAAAAGGTTTTGATGAAACTGTAGGTAATGGAAATGTATTTATGTACGACCATTGGGGATCTATCGAGCAAGATACTATTTTAAATAAGATTAGATATTTTGCGAAAGCTTTAGATATAGAATATTTAATTATAGATCACATATCAATTATTGTTAGTGGATTAGAAACTAACGATGAAAGAAAAACAATTGATATATTAATGACAAGGTTAAGAGCATTAACTCAAGCATTAGACATTGGTGTAATTATTGTTAGTCACCTTAAACGTCCCGAAGGAAATAAAGATCACACCGATGGTCTTAAAACTTCTTTAGGTCAATTACGTGGAAGTGCCAGTATTGGACAGTTAAGTGACGTTGTTATTGGCGTTGAAAGATGCGTTTCAGGAGAAGCCGATAGTCAAACAGTTTGTAGAATTTTAAAAAATAGATTTGCAGGAATTACAGGAGTTGCCTGTCAACTCGAATACGACAACCAAAAAGGTAGATTATTTGAACATGACAATTCCCTTAATTTTTGACATTGAAACAGATGGACTTGACCCAAGTAAAGTTCATTGTTTAGTAATTAACCGAGAAGGTAAAATCCATACTTTCATCGGTAACGAAATACCGAATGGATTAGATATGATGAGTGATAACTTAATAGTCGCCCATAATGGTATCAAGTACGACCTCCCTGTACTTGAAAAACTATATGGCTATTCCCATAAAAAGGAATTAGTGCACGACACTTTAGTTTTAAGTCGCCTTATCTACCCAGATATAAAAGAGCTAGATATTAAGTTATTAGCGAAAGGACGTATCTTACCCCATTCGGTTGGTAAGCACAGCCTCGAAAGTTGGGGACAGCGTTTACAATTTGAGAAAGGCGATTTCAATAAAGCCAACGATTGGTCGTCTTTTTCAAATGAAATGTTAGAGTATTGTATTCAAGATACTAAGGTTACTTCAAAACTGTACGAAAAATTTCTATCTAAAAAGTTTAGTGCTCATTCAATTAATTTAGAACATCAAGTAGCTTTTATTTTAAACGAGCAAGAACGAAAAGGTTTTGCGTTTGATGAGAAAAGAGGTTTTGAATTACATGGTAAATTATTAAAGAGATCAACAGATTTAAAAAAACAATTAGAAGATGTATTCAAGAGTTGGACGGTAGATTTAGGTATGTTTACCCCTAAAGTTAACTCGACAAAATACGGATATACTAAAGGTGTACCCGTTAAAAAAACAAAAGAAGTTTTCTTTAATCCATCTTCTCGTCAACACATAGCAAATAGATTAATAAATTTAAGACAATGGAAACCACAAAAATTTACACCGACAGGTCAACCAATCGTTGATGAAGAAACTTTAAGTAAATTAGAATACCCAGAAGCTAAAATATTAGCAGAGTATTTAAGTTTAGAAAAAAGATTAGGCATGTTAGCTGATGGTAAAAATGCTTGGTTAAAAGTAGTTAGAAAAGGTCGAGTACATACTTTTTATGTAACTAATGTAATTACAGGAAGAATGTCTGCACGTTCACCTAACTTACAACAAGTGCCTAGTATACACAGTTTCTATGGTAAAGAATGTCGAGAACTGTTTGTACCTTCGGTCGGGAAAGTTTTAGTTGGAGCTGATGCTTCAGGAATTGAAGCTAAATGTTTAGCTCATTATATTTGTAATTATAAAGGTGGAAAAGAATATAAGGATTTAATTTTAAACGGTGACATTCATACTTACAACATGAACGCAGTTAACTTGAATGATAGACAACTTGCAAAGACTATGCTTTACGCAATACTTTATGGTTGCTCATTTAAAAGGTTATCACAAATTTTAAAAGTACCTTTACATGAAGGTAAACAAATTTTAGAAAAATTCTATACACAGTTACCTTTCTTAAAAGAAATTAAAAATGATTTACTAATGAGAATTGAGGACGGTGGAGAGATAAGAGCAATCGATAAAAGAATATTAACAATACGATCAGGACACGCAGCTTTAAATAGTTTGATTCAAAGTTGTGCTGCAATTGTTATGAAAACAGCTTTAGTTATCCTTTGGGAAAAATTAAAAGATAAAGACGCATTTGTTGTAGCGAACATTCACGATGAATTTCAAATAGAAACCACGAAAGAGTTGGCGGAAGAAGTAGGTCAAATTGCAATCAAATCAATACAAGAAGCAGGCGAGCAACTCAAACTTCGAGTTCCCCTTGCAGCAGAATACAAAGTCGGAAAAAACTGGGCAGAAACCCACTAACCCTAAATGGCGTAAATGGGCTTCAAATGCCTTATGTAATCAACGTATACGTAAAGGACACGACTGTGGGTTAACAATAAGTCAGTTAATTGCTATCGTTCCTCCATACTGTCCTTGCTGTAGTCAACAGTTAGTACCTCAAGGAAATCAAAGTAATTCACCTACAGTTGATCGTTTAGATAGTCGTAAAGGTTATAAATTAAATAACATTTGGATTATCTGCCATAGCTGTAATTCGATTAAAAGTAACGCCTTAAAACCCTTAACTTTATACCGTGTCGCTGACGCTTGGTATGTCCAATTAAAAGAAAGAAAAAAATCATGCAAGTAATTTTAGTTTTAACAGATGTAAAAAATAAAGAGGGAGAAAGTAGAGTAACTTTTTCTATGTTCGAAAAACCTCAACCAGATGAAGCTCTCGATCAAAGTTTATTAGATAGTCCTTCTATTCAATTGGGAACAATGCTGTCAGCGTTTTTAAAAACAATAGAACAGCATGGTAAAACTTTTATTAATACAGTTATTTCAGAAGAAAGAAAAAGACGATATTCAAAAGATGATTTCAGACATCACATAAAAAAATACGACAATGTTATTGAAATAGATTTAATGAATTTTAAACCAAAAGGAAAAGGTAATTGATGAGTACACTATTAATAGACGGAGATATAGTAGCATATCAAATAGCATTTAGAACAGAAGAAGCTATTAGATGGGATAATGGAGTATGGACTTTACATTCAGATGAAAAAGATTGTATTAAATTTATTGAAGAATGGTTTTCAACATTAGTAATAGATACACAATGCGAAAATGTAATAGTAACTTTTTCTGATAAAGAAAATTTTAGAAAAAAGATATTAGAAGATTATAAAGCTAATCGTAAAGATCAGCGAAAACCTTTAACCCTTAAGTTTTGCAGAGAGTACATTACTAAAAAATGGAAAACTTATGTAAAGCCTACTTTAGAAGCTGATGATGTATTAGGTATTTTAGGTACTTCCAATTCTATCAAAGGTACTAAAATTATTGTTACAACAGATAAAGACTTAGATCAAATTACAGGTCTACATTATAATCCAGTTAAAAAAGAATTTTATAAAATTTCTAAAAAAGAAGCTGATTACAATTTTTATTTTCAAATTTTAAAAGGGGACAGTACCGATAATTATAAAGGGTGTCCAACTTACGGAGATGTGAAGGCGAGTAGAGTTTTGTCGACTTCAAAAAACTACTGGGAAACAGTTGTTAAGTGTTTTCTAGGTGAGGGGTTAACTGAAAAAGATGCTTTAGTTCAAGCACGAGTAGCACGAATATTAAGAAACACAGATTATAATTTTAAAAAGGAGATACCAAAACTATGGCAAAAATAGAAGCAGACGGAATATTACAAACTACATTAGATTTAGTTACAGGTAATAGACAAGATCAAAACGGAGATAAAAGAAAAAACCATCAAAACATAGCTAATATGTGGACAGCTTATCTTACCAATGAGTTTGGTAAAGAGGTGTTTATTAGAGCTGATATGGTTGCAAACATGATGGTTTTATTAAAAGTTGCAAGAACTCAAGCAGGTAAATTTAATATCGATGACCATGTAGACGCTTGTGGTTACGCAGCAATCGCAGGAGAAATTAGATCGGAAGACACGCATGGATAATGGAGTAAAGAGGTGGAAAAAGAAAACTTGGAAAAATGTAGATATTTTAATGGAAGATGTTTTCTACGCAAGATCCCCAGATTTAGGTAA